AGTGATGAGCCACCAGTGCGAGACGTGCATCTATCGCAAGAGCTGGATGGGCACGCCGATCTCGCAGCTGGAAGATCAGGTCCGCGAAAAGCATCGCGGCGCCACCGGCTTCCACGGGTATCGAGTTTGCCATAGCCAAAAGCGCGGCCGGAAGGCGTGCTGCCGGGGCTTCTGGAACCGCCATCGCGATAAGTTTGCCGCCGGTCAGATTGCGCAGCGGCTCGGCTGCGTCGAGTTCGTGGAGCCGACAAAATGACTGAGACGCTGATCGAATGGTGGGCAGTGCGGAGGCCTCATTACCGCTGTCCGGAATGTGGCAAGATCAGCTTCAACGCGCACGACATCCACGCGCGCTATTGCGGGCGCTGCCACATGTTCGAGGAGGTCCGCCAGACAACGCGCGAGGTGGAGGAACTGCGGCGGCGCCGCCACGAGGAAGCTCACAAGAGGCCCCAGACGCCCTCGGACAGCGATCCGGTCCCTTTCCCCCTGCCGACGTCCTTTGACCCGCCAGCGGCCTCCTACGAGGCTCCGTCCACCGCCCTGCCGGACCCGCCCTCGACGATCGATCCAGGCGGAGGCTCCTCGGGCGGCGGCGGCGCCGATAGCACTTGGTGACGGTTCGCTCCGGGCGTCCCGATGAGACCAGCAACGCTGGGATTGGTCCCCGGCGGAAGGGATCGGCTGAACCGTTCCTTCGACGCCCTCATCGGCGTTGGGATTTTTTGCAATTGACCCGACGAAAGCACGGGCGGAACGGGGGAGGGCTAACGGCTCTCCCCTTGTCGCCGCTTAAGTCGTTCCAGCTCGACTTCCGCCTCGGCTCGGTCCCGGCTCGCGAAAATAACCCCCAAGCCTTCGACGACCGCCCAGGCCTTACCGTAGGGCGCGACGTGCATCGGCCGGCTGGCGGCCGGATTTGGCCCCACCGGCATCGCATCCGGTTTCTTCTCGCGTTTTGAGGCGGCCATGGGCAAGCGCTCCACGTTCGAGAGAGTTCCGAGAGATCTCTACAACACGCCCGTGGAGGCCGTGAGGCCGCTCCTGCGCTGGCTCAAGCCTCCTACGCCGTTCATTGACCCCTGCTATGGCGAAGGGGCGCTGGCGCGCGCCATAGAGGCTTCTGGGCACCATTTCTGCGGCGGCTTCGACTTGCCGATCGACGCGCGTGTTCACTATTACGGCGGGATGGGGTTTGGGTCGATATTCATCACCAACCCGCCCTACTGGGGCCAGCCGGACAATTTGCATCCCCTGATCCTGAACCTCTCGGATCAGGCGCCGACATGGTTGCTGATGTCGAGCGACTGGCTGTTCAACCAGTCGTCTGGTCCGATCATCGAAAAACGGTTGCGCCGGATTGTCGCCGTCGGCCGCGTGCGGTGGATTCCCGGCTCGCCGTCCGATGGGAAAGACAATGCGGCGTGGTTGTTGTTTTACAAGTATGGTCGCCGCGCAACCTTTATCGGCCGCGCAAATGGACAATCTGGCTCACGAACTCTCGCAACGCGAGCGTGAGTGCCTGCTGTGGGCCGCGCGGGGCAAGACCTACGCTGCGACCGGCATCATCCTCGGCCTATCATTCGGCACGGTCAAAACCCACCTCGACCGCGCCCGTTTCAAGCTCAATTGCGCCACCCTGGCGCAGGCGACCGCCCTCGCAGTCGCGCGCGGCATCCTCACGTCTGATGATCTGGCTGGGCGCTAAATCTTCTTCCTGCGCTTGCAGGACTCCCAACATTCCCGCAGCGAACTAAGCGCGCCCAACTCAAGCCCGTTGACGAAGGCCTCGATCGTCTCGGGCGTCGTTTCCGTGTCCTTGGTCCGCATCGCCAGTGCGCAAGCGTAGCAGGCGTCGCGCAGCGATGGCGGCCGGATCGCGGAAGGACCCGCCGGCAAGCCGTCGCGCATCATCGCATCGCGTAGCCGGAACCATGTATTGACGACGTCGTTGCCGCTCATGAGAGCCTCGCGGGTTCGACTTCGATAGTGAGCGCGGTGAGCGGCTTGTTGGGCTCTCCGTCCCAGCGGACTGGATTGTTCTTTGACACGGCGCCCCAGGCCTCCAGCGCCTCGCTTGCGCTGGCGAACTTGTGCGCTTGGTCTCGGTTGCCGGTGAGCCAGATTCGGCCGCCATTCACGCCGTTGATGAGCGCGCCATCTTTGAAGAGGAACGACTCCGTGACGGTGGGCTCGGCGTCCACGTCATATTTCTCCAGCCACATAGGGCTGTCGAACTGGTGATCAGCGGCAGCGTAGACCTTCATGATGGATTCGGTCATGCTGGCCTTCGATCGTCATCAGGGATTAGGGGACCGTGCGGCAACTCCCAGCGACCATCGCGCGTGAGCACCTTGCGGATCTTCCAGGGCAGAGCCTCGCGCTGGGCATCGTCGATCGTCGCGAGGCCGCGATTGACCGCCTCGCGCAACATCTCGAACTCATTGTCAGTGAGGCGCAGGCGCCAACCTCGGCGCATGCGTGAAACGTTCATCATGTCGACTCCTTGTCATTGCTTGCGGACGGCCTTGCCGTCCTCTGTCATCACCCACAGGTCCGGTCGAACGAGGACGCGCATCGCGTCCAAATTGTCGACGACCTCCTTGCCCGTCATGAGCGCGCCGAGTTTTTCATCCGGCGCGGGCAAGTCGCACTCCTCCAGATCGTCGGGAGGGACCCCGAACACCTGTCGCTCGGCTATCACCAGATTAAATTTGCCGGAGACGGCTACGGTCAGCGTCCCGTCCCCATCGAACGACTGGAGCATCACCCGGTCGCCGCTCGATTTCAGGCGGTACAACGTCCAGATGTCGAAACGCTCGGCGACCGCCCGCACCTTTTTCGGCAGCTTCTTGACCCATTTTCGATAGCCCTCCTGCTGCTTTTTCGTCGGCTTACAGAACCTCATGCCGGGTCCTCCAGATCCAACTGGACGACGCTGCCGTCTTTGAACCGGAGCTTGCCGTCGCCGAACCATGACCGCAGGTGGATGCCGGCGGTCATGCGCTTGGTGCCGTTGTTTCCATCGGCCGGGACGAAATCCTCTGGGCAGTCGAGCGACCGCATCAGCGCGACGAACTTCTCGAACGAGAACTCGCCGTCCTCGCCCTTCGACCGCTCGGTAAGGAATCGGTCGTAGGCGTCGCCGCTATGCTTGGGATACTGGCGACGGCGAATCCGGCTCATATCTCCGGCTCATTGATGATGCGGTTAGGCGAAGGATTCGCCTTCCAGCGATCGGGCTCGACCGGCTCATCGGGCACCTCCCCGGCGTGACAGATGACCTTGGTGACGCGCCCCTGCTCAGAGTAGAGAAGCGGAGATTCATCGACCCACGGGAAATTGGGGCGCACTGCCATCGCGCGCGCCTTGTCCTGCGCCTCGGTCAGGCTCTCCGCCGTAACCTCGATGGTCGCGATTTGGCTGATTGTCCGCGCCAGATCGATCGTGTAGCGCTGCCTCAATTCGCCCTCCTGCGGTCATCCATCAGGAGGTTGTCGAAGATGCCCGTGAATCGGTCCTCGACCGTTGAGAGCTGGCGCAGCTCGATGCACTTGCCCTCGGCGTCGCGCACCGTTTCCAAGCTCTGGTAGCGAGAATCGCCGGCCTTGTCGGCGGCCATCATCACGACGCACTCTTGACGGTCAGCGCGCTGGCTCGGCGGGAGTCCGCTGTAGTCACCGCTCTTCGTCTCCTCGGGCGTGGCGCACGCCATCCACGCCTCGGTCAGCATGCTGTACGCGGTCGCGCGCTTCTCGCGCATGATGTCGCGCATGGTTTCGATCACAAGATGCTTCTCGCGATCGTTCCCCCACGGCGTCATAAAGATCTCGACGCCCTTGTCGGTGACCAGCAGCCACGAGGGCTGTATTTCATCCTTGGTACCGACCATGACGCGCATGGCTTGATCCTTGGCGAGCCCAATCATTTCATCCAGTGTCATTGTCTAACCCTCCGATCCGCGCTCGTCCGGGTCCTCGTCTGGGAGCGGCCAGAACCAGGGCTCCCGGCGCGCGAACATGTTGAAAGGCGTCGCCGCCTTGGGCTTGAGCGCCGCTATCAGCTCGCGCAATTGAGGCGGCGTAAACGTCCACCCGTCGATATGCGGGAGCTGGCGTTCGATCTCAGCCAATAAATCTTGCAGTTGTTTGCTCATCTCGACTCCTTCACCGGGGAATTACCCGCGACCGCGCCCCGAAACGTCGAGGCGCGCGCGCTGGTAGTCCTTAGCCGGCGCGGATAACCTCCATCAGCGTTGCGGGGAGCTGCCGGTGATACTTCGACACGATCTTGCGACCGAGTACCGCTTGCTTGCGCGAGAGCTGGTCCTGCATGGCCAAGCTTTTGCCGATTCGCGTGTCCATGCGGTTGAAACCCATGTCGTCGAGCGAGGCCGCGCCATCGCAGATGCCCGCCAGCGCGCGCAGAGCCGCGTGCACAGCCACAACCGCCTCTGGGCTTATCTTCACCGCCTCTTCCGCAACTTGGGCCTGGGTGACCGTCCGCGTGGCCTCAGACCCCGCCTTATCGGCCGGCGGAGCTACTATGGCGACATCTGGCAGCCGTTCCTGATTGTCGAGGGCCGCGTCGAGGTTCGCTTGCTTCTCGACGAGGATCTCCGACGCACGCTGATCGTAGCTCCCATCGAGCACGAGATGCTGAACCAGAACCGACTCGTTTTGGCCACGCCTGTGCACGCGGTCCTCGGCCTGGGTCATGTCGCCAGGAACAACCCACAGCTCGCCGAAAACGACGAGGCTCGCCGCCGTCAGAGTGATCGCAACCCCGGCGGCTTTGATGCTGCCAATGAATAGCGTCTTGCGCGGGTCAGTCTGGAAGGCGTCGACCTCGGCCATGCGCGAGCCCTGCGCCGTCTCGCCGGTCACCATCACACTGGCGTCGCCGAAATGCGCCTTGAGGGCGTTCGCCACGTCATGGTGCCAGACCATCGTGACGACCTTGCCCTGGTTCTCGATGCAATTTTCGAGGTGCTCGATCAGCTGCGGGATCTTGGCGACCGCCACCTCGTGGCGCACGCGGCTGATCTCCTCGAAAGCGACCTTTGCCGCCTCTTCCAGAGCCTCCACAGCGCGCCTGTAGTCGGCCGGGTCCTCAGAGGCCTTGGACAGCTCGACGGCCACCCGGAGGGCTTCCAGGCGCTTCTCAGCGGCGGCCTCGGCCGCGTTCTCGCGCTTGACCGCAGCAATCGCCTCTCGGCCCTCGGGCGCGATGACGACGATCTGGCGGCGCTTCGCCGGCAACTCTTTCAAGACGTCCTTCTTGAGCCGGCGGATCATGATCGAGGCGCGGAGCTTGGCCTGCAACTCGGGGAGATTGCTCGCGCCCGTGAAATCCCAGCCATAGCCGCTCTGATAGGCGGCGCAGTAGCGCTTCGCGAACGCCATCTTGTTCTTGCCGAGCCCCTGCGGGTCCAGAGCCTTGAGCAGCGGCCACAGTTCAATCGGGCGGTTCAAAAACGGCGTCCCGGTCAAAAACACCCTCCGCCGCGCCGCGATCGGCTTGATGGTCTGGACCCATGCGCCCGTGTTCTTGTCCTTCTCGAACTTGCCGAAGACGTTGGCGGTGCGCTGCGCGTTGGGGTTCTTGAGGTAATGGCATTCGTCGCAGACGATGAGGTCCCAGGCGCGCGCGTCGATCGCGGCGCGGAACTTCCCCAGCTGCTCGTAATTGACGATGACGACGTTGGCGCGCACGGGGAACCCAGCGCCGTTGGCGATCTCGACCGTCATCGGCCGCACCAGCCACTTCTTGGCCTCGCGCTTCCAGTTCAGCTTGGGCGTCGCTGGGCAGACGATCAGCACGTTCTCGATGGTGGGGTCAGCGTTGATAATGCCCAGTGCTTCGATCGTTTTGCCGAGACCCATCTCATCGCCGACGAGCACGCCTGGGCGGCTCATCGCATAGGCGATGCCAGCAAGCTGGTAGGGATCATAGGCGCAGCCGGCCGGCGCGGGGATATCGATCGCGGCGTCAATCGCCCTGGAGGCCTCGATCGACGCCAAGTCGCGCGCATGCTTGGCCTCGCGCTCGGCGGTGAGATTCGCGGCTAGCTCGCCCGGATCTTTCGACAGCTGGGCGGCGATATCGGCCTTGTCGGTCC